CTGGGCTGCAGTTCCTCACAGTGAAGACAGCGCCAGGTGGCAAGAAGTCAAAAGGTATATCTTGAGTAGTGTACCCCTAGAGAAAACAATTCAAAATGGATCCTTATCGTATTGATATGTTCCGCAACAGGATCCTTGCATCTGACGACCCAGAAGATGCAAAGGATATCATGTCGGATTTGTTGATGGAACGCCACAACTATTTTGGTAGAGAAGTGTGCCAATACTTAGACATAGAGTTTAGGAATGATACACCTGCTCAAGATATACTTTTTGACTTCTTGCCACCTGGCGCTGTCTTCACTGTGAGGAACTGCAGCCCAGACAACTACATCATATTCAATGGGAAGTTATATATTATAGATTACAAAGTTTCTGTTGATGCCAGTTATGGGTTGTCAACAAAGACAAAGTACGAAGAAATATTTGGTGATGCTTTAGCTCCTTTTGGTTTGGACTTTGAAGTTGTTATAATCAGGGCAGATCCTATTCGAGAAATGGTACATATTGATAGTCAAGATTTCATCAATGCATTTGGCAATATTTATATTGACTTAGATTTCACATGGTTTTTCAATTTGCGCACATTACTTTATGATAAATTCAAGGACAATGATCGGTTCTTAGAAATTGTTAATCAAGGCGAATTCACAATGACTTCACCATGGATAGAAGAAAATACGCCAGAATTGTACACTCATCCTATATTTAGAGAATTCTATAACTCATTGAATGATGAAGAAAAAAATACATTTAATATCAGTTTGGAATTCGATGCCACCAAGTCAGAGAAATGGAACCATAATTTGATAGCGATCATCCAAAAGTATGAGCCATTTTATAAGAAATTTTGTAATATTGCAGCATCAGGCGTATTTAAGTGCACAGGCGATTATCCTGCGCCTAGTAAAGATCAGATCTCAAAGGGCTGGGATGATATGTACGAAAGAGTTAAACTTGAAAGAGATTTAACCGATGATCTGTCTAAACAGAAACCAAGTTTCCATTTTATATGGTCGCCTCCTGATCCCGAAAGACCAAATGAGAATATCTCTAAAATACTAACATTGGCTAAAGCACTCCAAAAAATACAAGGTGATTCTACATTTATTAACAGCTTCCGGGCATTGGGCTTACTAATGGATTTTTCGTCAAATATTGGTTTGTATGAATCACATGTTAGTAAACTTAAAAACACAGCACGACAAACTTCCAAAAAGATCGATCAGAAATTAGAAGAGGTGGAGATTGGAAGTGCAACTGTCCTGTGGGAGCAACAATTCAAATTCAACACAAAGATAATGAATGCTTATGATAAGTCACATCTCTTCAAAGATTTCCTCGGAATTGGTGGCCATAAATCATTTAGCAAGAAATCAATAGATGATTTAGATACAGAAAAGCCTAAAATATTAGATTTTAACTCGAAAAATGTTCAAGATGCCTGCAATAGAATTTATCGTCAAGTCAAGAATATCTTATCAAATGTTAATTCTTTGAAAAAAATGGGGTGTTATCTAGAAGAATACGGATACAATATATCAAATGCTTCCCCAGACATGTGGGAGAGAGTTCAAGAAGTATGTTCCACAAACTTCTGGGCTGCAATCTTGGATTATTCAACTCTGATGAAAAATATGTTAGCTGCATCTCAATACAACCGCCACAACACATTTAGAGTTGTCACTTGTGCAAACAATAATCTTTATGGAATAGTTATGCCTTCTTCGGATATTAAAACAAAACGATCAACTCTTTGCTACTTTATAATAGCTTTACATGATAAGAGAGAAGATGTTGCTCATTCTGGCTCAATACATTCAACTTTCCAATCAGGTTCTAAATATGTATCAATTTCAAAGGGATTTAGGCTTGACAAAGAAAGATGCCAAAGAATTGTATCATCACCAGGTTTGTTCTTGATGACTTCTTGTCTATTTTTATCTGATAACAAATCACTGAACACAAATGATGTTTTAAATTTTAGTTTTCACACATCTGTTTCAATAACAAAGGCAATGTTGTCACTAACTGAACCATCCAGGTATATGATTATGAATTCACTTGCAATTTCAAGTCATGTACGTGAATATATGGCTGAAAAATTTAGCCCATATACTAAGACAGCATTTTCTGTAGTTATGACGCAAATTATTAAGCGTGCATGCTATGAGGCATTTGATCAAAAGGAGAAGATAGAGCTAAAAAACATACATCTAACAGATTATGAAATAACACAGAAAGGTGTCAAACCACAGAGAGATCTAAAATCTATTTGGTTTCCAGGACAAGTAAATTTAAAAGAATATATAAATCAGGTATATATGCCATTTTATTTCAACTCTAAAGGACTGCATGAAAAACACCATGTTATGATTGATCTAGCAAAAACTATATTAGAAATTGAAAAAGACCAGCGTTTGAATATACCTGGAATCTGGTCTGATATTCCGAAGAAGCAGACAGTTAATATTAGAGTCTTGATCTACTCACTTGCAAAGACATTAAACATGGACACATCAAGACATAACTATATACGATCTAGGATAGAAAATAATAACAATCTAAAGAGATCTATAACCACCATATCTACATTTACTAGTTCTAAATCATGCATTAAGATTGGAGACTTTAGTGAATTTAAAACCGTAAGAAAAAAGATGATTGACAGTATGAAAAAGGAAATAAATAAATACACAGTTGCAAATCCAGAATTTGCAGAAGATCTAGATACATCTTATGCCATACATCATGCTGATTATGCAGATGTGCGTAAAGCTATACCGAATTATGCTGATTGTATATCAACAAAGGTTTTTGACGCATTGTATGAAAAGATAAAAAACGGCGAGATTGATGATAAACCAACAGTATCACATATACTTGAGATAATGAAAAAACATAAACAGTTTTATTTTAGTTTCTTTAACAAGGGGCAAAAAACAGCAAAAGATAGAGAAATCTTTGTTGGTGAATTTGAGGCTAAGATGTGCTTATATTTAATTGAAAGAATCTCTAAAGAACGTTGTCGTCTAAACCCAGAAGAAATGATCAGCGAACCAGGAGATTCTAAATTAAAAAAACTCGAAGATCTGGCAGAAGCAGAAATACGATATACAGCACAGACGCTAAAAAACCTTAATCGGAAAATTCAAAAAGATATGTTTGGATCAGAAATTGACATTGATATGAAATTGCATGCTTTAAAAATAGAAATAAATGCTGATATGTCAAAATGGAGTGCTCAAGATGTTTTATACAAATATTTTTGGCTCTTTGTCTTAGACCCTGTCCTGTATAAATATGAGAAAGAGAGAATCTTATATTTCCTATGCAATTATATGCAAAAAAGACTGATTCTACCAGATGATCTAATTGCAAATATTTTAGATCAAAGGATCCAGCGCCAAGACGACATCATATATGAGATGAGTAATGGACTCACTCAGAATTGGGTTGAGATTAAGAGGAATTGGCTCCAAGGCAACTTAAATTACACTAGTAGCTATTTGCATACATGCTCAATGAATGTTTACAAAGATATAATAAAAAGATCTATTGATTTGCTTGAAGGGGAAACACTAGTTAATTCAATGGTACATTCGGATGATAATCATACATCACTGGTTATAGTCCAAAATAAATTAAATGACAATATTTTAATTGAGTTCTCAATAAAATTATTTGAAAAGATATGCTTAACATTTGGAAATCAAGCTAATATGAAAAAAACATATTTAACAAATTTTATCAAAGAATTTGTTTCATTATTTAACATATATGGTGAACCATTTTCAGTATACGGGCGTTTCTTACTAACAGCTGTAGGTGACTGTGCTTACTTAGGACCTTATGAAGATTGTGCTAGTAGGTTATCAGCAACACAGACTGCAATAAAGCATGGCTGCCCGCCATCACTTGCATGGATCAGCATAGCTTTGAATCAATGGATCACACATAACACATATAATATGCTTCCTGGTCAAAATAATGATCCATGTAATATATTACCATGCTATAACAGATTTGAGGTTCCTATCGAATTGTGTGGGTTATTGAATTGCTCTTTGCCTAGCATTGCAATAGCAGGTTTAGAAGCAGATAATCTTGAATTTTTAGTTAGGACATCACGGAAACTGTCATCTGTAATGTACCAACGTGAGCCGATACAAGTGCAATATGAACACATTTTAGATTGGGATATAAGCCAATTAACTGAAATAGAAACAATCAGGTTTAAAATGTTACGATTCATGGCCCTAGACTCTTCTATGTCTTCAGATGATGGAATGGGTGAAACAAGTGACATGAGATCAAGATCTCTGCTTACTCCAAGAAAGTTTACAACACAAGCATCACTATCAAGGCTAGTATCTTATAATGATTATCAACAGATTATACAGGATCAAACTAAAATTGACGAATTGTTAGGCTATTTTATACAGTGCCCACAGTTATTAGTCACAAAAGGCGAAAATGTAGAAGAATTCTGCCAATCTATAAGATTTAGGTATACTAGCAGGAAATTTAAAGAATCATTATCAATACAAAATCCAGCTCAACTGTTTATAGAGCAAATACTATTTGCAAATAAACCAATGATTGACTATACAAGTATCCATGATAAATTATTTGGTATTCAAGATGACCCTAATATATCCGATACCACATGCATTATTGGAAAGAAAACTTTCCCTGAAACTTATAATCAGATCAAATGTGATTTAGAGAGATTTGCCCTAACAAGTGATGATATTAAAACAGTTTATAGCTATTGCTTAATGAACGATCCTATATTAATAGCATGTGCAAATAATATAATATTGTCTATGAAAGGCATGTCTATTGATAGATCGGCTATGACATGTGCACAGATGCCGGAGATTAAAAGCCTAAAAGTAATCTACCATAGCCCAGCTATGGTCTTGAGAGCATATGTAACTGGTGATATGAACATTCGGGGGGCAGAACCAGATGAGATGAGGAGGGATATATACCACCTTGAAGAATTCATAGAAAAAACAAATATTAGAAACAAGATGAGAGAAAGGATTAACAAAAACGAAATCAAATCCAATGGTAGAGATATCAAATTTGAAATTAAGGAATTGACCAAATATTATCAAATATGTTATGACTATATCAAATCTACTGAGCATAAAATAAAAATATTTATTTTACCTAAAAGGCCAGTTACTCCTTCTGACTTTTGTTCTATAGTAGCTGGCAATTTGATGTTAGACAATAAATGGATTACAATACACCACTTAAAGCAGATAACTTCGCAAACAAAGAAAGCACAAATAGCAACCTCAACCGATTTAGAATTGCAGCTAGCATACGAATGCTTTCGCTTAATTGCACATTTTGCAGATTCCTTTTTAGCAGAGAATTCTAGAAAGCAATTTCTTAAAAAAGTTGTTGAAGAGTTCTCTTATAAAGGGGTTTCAGTTAAAAATTTGTATGATAAAATAAAGCATTCAAGACTGAGATCAAAGATAGTTCCCATATTGTATTATATGAATGACCTAGATCAGCTAGATCTAGACAGGCATGATGCTGAAAAAGCAGAAGAGCAAATTACATGGAATAACTGGCAAACATCAAGAGAATTTCAGACAGGTCCGATAGATTTATCAATAAAAGGATATGGGCGTACTATCCGAATTATAGGCAATAATTCTAAACTAACTGCAGCAGAACTTCAAATAAGTAGAATACGTGATGATATAATATCTAGACATAGCCAAGCATTGCTAAACAAAAATCATGGACTAAAATTTGAACTTATGGAAGAATACAAAGATCTAGACCCTAAGTTGTTTTATATATGCTATCAACTTAGGGCTAAAAAAAGGTATCATTATAATATATTATCAGTTCCACATATAACAGAGCACAATAGGCGAACACAGGAATCCAAAATAAGATCTACAAATTATTGGGTGCCAGTGTGCCCAGTAGCAATCTCTAAGTTAATATATAATGATAAGCCTCAATTAGCATTGATTAAGCGATTAAACATGGACAGTATAAAGTTGACATCAATACAAGTAGCTGTCGAAGACTATGCAATGATTAGGAAATGCAACTTTGCCAAGATGCAATTTTTTGATGGCCCGGAACTACCATGTGGTGGTATAGATATCTCAAAAATGATGAAATCTCAAAATGTACTAAATCTGCAGGTTGACACTTTACAGAGTATATCACTTATTGAATTGTGCCGAATTTTTAATTGTAAAGGTACCAAAGAAGACAACAACGCTTTTGAATTCTTATCTGATGAAGTTCTTGATGAGGAGATAGATGAAGAACTTGATTCCTCACCAGTGTTAAAAATAACATACACAAAGAAGTCGATGAGAAATAATACATATAAAAATATAATTGTAAAGGCACTAATACGCGAATGTGACAAATTTGAAGAATGTTTTGACATAACCGATGAGGGTTTCACGTCAGATAGTAACCTAGAGATTCTAGAATCTCTGGTATGGATTTTGAAAGAATTACATACAAACCAATGGTCAACAGAGTTGATGCAGTGCATTCATATGGCATTGTATAGAAATGAAATGGATCACCTGTTTCACAGATTCACTATACCAGAACAATTTGTAGACAATCCAATATCGCTAAACTATAAATGGTCAAATGTAATAGAATTCCTAGTAACATTAATGCAGATAGACTATAAACAGGAACCATGGGTTTCGATTATGGCACATTCATTAAATAAAGCAGTTGAATATGCAACTGAAAGGAAAATTCAGGAATCAGCTAAAGAGAACAAACTCCAAAAGTTTATAAAAGGGAAGAAGATGGGTGGAAAATCTAAGTTTGACTTTTAATATAACATTCAATATTCAAACCAGCCTTGATTTCATGCTCCTAGAGTTATATTCTCTAATATACAATTAATTATTTAATTATTTTTAAATAAATTGTATCTCTAGGGGCACA